TCGCCACCATATCCGCCACCACCAGAAATAAGTGAAAACGCAGATGAAAAAGAACCAAGACCACCTACCGCTGTTGTTGCTGTAGTTCTGTTTGCTGCACCACCAGCAGCAGCACCACCGCCGCCAACGACTACAGGGTAAGTTTGCCCTGTTAAGGCGCTTTGAGTTCCTGTTCTATATCCACCGCCACCACCGCCACCGCCGACATTACGAGAACCGCCAGCACCGCCACCAACAATAAGATACTCAACAGAAATTGGAATTGACGGCCAGTTGCTTGCGCCTTGCTCTCTTTGCGCATCACGAATAGCCCAAATACCAGACGCAGCAGAGGGACTTACCGTCTTCTTTACTCCGATAATTCCACCATTAGAACGCATTAGCTAATCTCTTCGTAGCTACACACTGCTTCAAGGTCAGAGTTTGCTGATGCTGTCAAACGAAGGTCATCGCCTTCTTCTAGATAAATAGACTTACTGATTACGTCAAGAGTTGAGTCTGCTGGAACTGAAACAGTGTGGGCAATTTCATAAGCGACACCGGAACGGTACAAAGCAACTGAAATATCGGCAGGAGATGCTCCGTCTACGTTTGCTACATAAAGAGCATTTACTTTCAATACTTTGTTTGAATTACTTGCTGTGCCCGTGACATCTATTGTTCCAGCCATTGCTGAGTGGTTTTGACAAACATAGTAAAGAGTGCTTGGTGCATCAGCAGGAACTTGAAATGTGATGTAGCCAAGTTCGGTGCCGTTATTTGTGATACCAGAAGTTACGACATTCGCTGCGTTATATGCGCCCGAAGATGTCTGAATCCAGAAAGGATGTCCAACCGCACTTACTTGAATCGTATAAGTCGCACCGCGAGTGAAAGAAAGCGTTGCATTGTTTGAGCCTCCGACAACATACGCTGACGTGCCGCTAGCAGTAACAACAATAGTTGTACCTGCACTACTGCCCTCATTTTTAACAATAGGCGTAGCGGTCGTCGTGACAGCAAGAACTGCCGTTTTGCCTTTAATTGTTGTTACGCCGACAATATTTGGTGCTGACATGATTTATCCTCCGAAAACAATCGCCATAGCGATCGCCTTACCTGTTGATGCGTACTCTGTTGGCGTACTCCATTTTAGACCACTTGCTGTGGACGAATCCACAGTAAGTACTTGGTTGTTTGAACCTGCCACCAATTTTGTGGCTGTGTTGTCGCCAGTACCAACAAGCAAATCGCCTTTTGCGTCAAACGAAGCCAAACCTATTTCAACCCATGCTGTGTTGTAGTAGACAAATGTTTGTGAAGTGTCTGAATCAAACCACAAACCACCTTCAACGGGATTTGATGGCGCCGATGAGCTTACTTGAACTTGTGCATCGCCAGAACTTCCACCAATTTCAATCCATACTGTTCCGTAATAGAGAAATGTTTGCGCCGTATCTTGGTAAAACCAAATTTGTCCTTGGGTCGGAGAGGTTGGTGCTGTTGAAGAAACAGATACCCCCATATTTGAGGCAACCCAGGCCGAGCCATCCCATTTCAAAAACTGTCCAGATGTTGGCGAAGCAACAGAAACATCAGTCAGATCATCCAATGTTGTGCTGATATCTATTAAAGAAATTGCGTTGCTCACAAATGCAGTTGTGGCAATTTGTGTTGTATTTGTCCCAGACGTAGCAGTTGGCGCAGTAGGCGTACCAGTTAAGGCAGGGCTTGCTAACGGCGCCTTATCGTTTAGCTGTGTTTGAATAGATGAAGTTACACCGTCAACATAATTTAATTCGGTTGTTGAAATAGTCGCTCCATCAAGGATATTTAACTCAGTAGTTGATGAAGTTATGCCATCTAAGATATTTATTTCAGAAGTAGAGGCTGTAACCCCATCTAAGATATTTATTTCAGCACCAGATGCAGTAATCCCATCAGTTAAATCAGAAAGTGAATAAGTTAGTGAATCAGCATAAGTCTGCGCCGATGTTTGAGCAGAATCAACATATATTTTTGTTGCCGCATCGGTGTTATTTAGCGGTGTCGGAACGGTAACAGTTCCGGTAAAGGTCGGGGATGCAAGTGGTGCTTTTAGACCGATAGCAGTTGCTGTTGTAGCAGCGAAGTTTGCATCATCTCCAAGGGCCGCGGCTAGTTCATCAAGTGTGTCTAGTGCCGCTGGCGCACTTGCAACCAAGTTTGCAATTTCTGTGCGAACAAACGCCGTAGTAGCGATTTGGGTTGTATTGGTTGTCACCGATGCTGTAGGGGCAGTTGGTGTACCCGTTAAGGCAGGACTAGCAAGTGGGGCTTTATTATCTAGTTGTCCTTGAATTCCGGAAGTTACTCCATCTAGGTAACTAATTTCAGTATCTGAAACATTGCTAACTCGAGCCTGAATTGCTGTTGTATCAACCGCAATAGTTGGCGTGGCGTTTTCACCAGAATTGTTAGTAAGGTTTATTCCTGTTCCAGCAACCAGCGATGCAACATAATTGCCAGTCGTATGAGTTCCAAGGGTTACCGAGTTGTTTTGAACTTCATTATTAGCGACAAGTGGTTGCCCATCTATATTGATGAGTCCGTTTGCTACCGTAATTGCAACATTCTCATTTGTGACTGCATCTTGAACATAGAGAGAGCCAGGGCCGACATACACATCTTGCCACCTAAGAGAAGATGAGCCAAGTGAATGCGTATTATCTACAGAAGGTAAAATATCTGTATTAATTGCTGAGTGGTTTACAGTCGAGCTAATTGAGATATTTTGTGAACCATCAAAAGATGCTGAACCAGAAACACCTCCAGTGAGCGAGATAGTTCTTGGGGTTTGAAGTTTTGTGGCTGTTGCTGAATTGCCACTGATATCCTCAATTGGAATAGGGTTGCCACTAGTGCCAACTTCCACCCAGAAAGAGTCATAATAAACAAATGTTTTTCCCGTATCGGATTCGTACCAAAGATTTCCTTCGGTCAATTCTCCTGTTGGTGGGGTTTCAGAAACCGTAAGAGATGCCCCACTAGCCGACACCTCGGTCCATTCACCACTTGACCTAAAGTAAAAAGTGTCATTAAGTGTGTCAACTGCAATGGCACCATCTGGAAGGGTTGCGGTAGGAACTCCTTCCACAGACATTGTGACAACGCCCGAAATTGCTTTCAGTACATCATCTGTTGCGAGTGTATTTACACCATCTCTGTAGAGATTTGTGTCGTAAGCGCCTTCGCCATTGCTCCAAGAAATGCGACCGCCTGCTTCAATTTTTACACGACCGTAAACTTCGCCGTCAACAAATACGGTGAGAGCATCAGAGCCAGCAGATGCCAACTGCCGAATAGTTATAGGAGTAATGAATTTTTGAGCCACTTGCGACCTCAATCGCTATCGCTATTAATTCGATTAACCCCTCAAGGCTAATCTATGTTTAAAATTTAGCCTGTTACAATTATTCGATAATCGCCTGCTGCAATTGTTCCGTAAAGAGTTACCGTCACGGTGTCGGCGTTACTTCGCAATACATCACCAATGACTGTTGCCCCAGTAGCGACTTCAACAATTTGCACAGATACGTCAAGGGTATTGAATAAGTGAGTGACCGTTGTTGAAGATACACCAGTGGAACTTGCAGAACATCCCTGGCTGGCAACACGGGCAAGAGTAGACGGAGTGGTTGTTGCTGTACCAACACTTGTTTTGATGCCCAAATTTGTGCGAGCACTCGCCGCATCGCTTGCGCCGGTACCACCATCTGCAACAGCGATATCCGTGCCGTTCCAAACGCCAGTCGTGATAGTGCCAAGAGTTGTAATGCTGGATTGACCAACATAGGTTGAAGCAATGTCAACCGCGTCGCCAGTAATTTCTGTTCTATTAGCGACAACATTGACATTGATTGTGTTGCCAGACTGACTAAGTCCGTCACCAGCGGTAAATGAACCAGCACCCGAGAACTGTGTCCAGTTGATTGCCGAAACACCAATAGTGATTGTTCCATTTGTTGAAAGAACAAAACCCTTATCTGAGTTAACAGTACCCTCTTCAACAAAAGTAAAACTTCCTGCCGTAAGTTCACCAGTATCGGCTGTTCCGTTTGCATCAGACGAACGAGATGCCGCACCCGAGGCAACAGCAACATAAATACCGTTTTCCGAGGCAGTGCTTTGGTTCTTTACAAGAACACGGTCGCCAGCAACAAGTGTTACTCCGTCAATTTCATCGCCAGCCTCAAGGTCTGACGCAAGGTTGATTGGTTCAGTTGTTGCGACTCTTACTGATTGCTTAACATCAAGACCTTGACGGGCAGCATCAACATAACCCTTTGTGGCAATATGTTGAGCATCTGTCGGTGTAGCAACTTTTGCATTACCGTTACCATCGCGTTTTACAAGTTTGTTAGCAGTTGCATCAGATGTTGCATCTGTAAGCATTTGCCACATTGATGCTGGCAACAAACCAGCACTATCTGTATCGGCAACATTTAAGGTGAGAGTAATCGTGCCATTTGACTCTGAGACAGTAAGCGCTTCTTCAATTCCTGCGCCGCCACCAGAAACAATGGTGTGTGG